CCTGAGATGTAATATACTAAGTCAAGTAGTTTACTTGACTTTTAACGTAAAATATGGTATAATGATAGTATGGATTTAAAAAGTGAAAAGGGTAAAGCCTTAACAAAGAAACAAGTATTTGAAGAGTTACGTTTATATCTTAATGAACAAGTAGAAGTATCTAATAGAAAGTGTATGGATGAAGATAACTTTAAACTTCCTGCTTTCAATGAGTATCAAGCTTATCAAAGAGGTATACAAAAAGCTTTAACAAAACTATACAATCTATTACCTTGACCAAAGGAGATAGTAAAATGGTAGATGAAGTAAAAATAGAAACACCTGAAACACCTGTAGAGCAACCTACCCAGGAAGCTGTACAAAAAGATACTGCACCAAAAGCATTTGAGATTCCGACAGAAGCTCAAGAGTTAGTTGGTGAAGGTAAGAAGTACCAGAACCCAGAAGATGCACTTAGATCTGTTCCTCATGCACAAAAGCATATTGAGACTCTTGAGTCTGAACTTGCTGAAGCACGTGAAGAACTAACTAAACGCAAAACTACTCAGGAACTTCTAGATGAAATTAAGTCTGGAGTTCAGCCTGCAGCTACGACACAGCCAACAGGAGAACTTAATCAAGATAACATTATGGATTTGGTAAACCAAACCTTAAGTGTTAGAGAACAACAAGCAATAGCTAAATCTAATGCAGATCAAGTAGCGAAACATTTTACTAATCAGTATGGAGATTCAGCTGAAAAAACTTATAACTCTATAGCTAAAGACTTAGGTTTAACTATTCCTCAATTAAATGAGCTTGCAGCAAAAAGCCCAAGAGCTGTATTAAAAGCTGCAGGGTTGGAAACAACTACTGCACCAGTAGCTAAATCTACTGGAGATATTAATACAGAAGCTTTAAATAATCAAGCTAAACCTACTGAATTATCTGCAAGGGTAGAAGGTGGGTCTACTAAAGAATTATTAAAGGCTTGGGGTAATGCTAAAGCTAAAGTAAATCAACAGTCTTAGGAGACTTAAATGGCACAACTGACAAGTAACACAGCTGCTTTTATAGAATCGCAGCAATATTCTCAGTTTATTCTTGATAACTTACATGACTTCCTTCTTCCAGAAGGTATGTATCGTGATGTAACAGACTTCGGTTCAGGTACAACACTAAACATTAAAACAGTTGGTACTGTAACACTTCAAGATGCAGCAGAGGATGTGCCTCTGAACTTTACTAACATTGACACAGGTACTATTACTTTAGGTATTACTGAATATATCGGTGATGCTTATAAAGTATCTGATGATCTTCGTGAAGATGGTTCACAGGTAGATACACTCATGGCAATGAGAGCTATGGAATCAACACGTGCTCTTGGTGAAAACCATGAGACAAAATTCTTATCAACAGCAAATGCTGGTCAAACTGCAGCTAACTTAAACTTAGTTAATGCTAGACCACATCGTTTTGTTGCAGGCGGAACTGGAGCAGCAACCAGACATATGGTTCTTGCTGATTTCGTAGCAATGAAACTTTCATTTGACAAAGCTAATTCACCTGCTTCAGGTCGTATTGCTATTGTTGATCCAATCGTTGAAGCATCATTAAACAATTTAATTTCTAGTACAAATGTAATTAATAATACTCCGCAATTCCAAGGTATTGTTAATGAAGGTTTTGCAAAAGACCATCGTTTTGTTAGAAATATTATGGGTTTTGATGTATACACATCTAACTTCCTACCATCACTTCTAGCTGCAGAAACTATTGACGGTTCTACCGTTGGTGTTGCTAATGATACAGGTGAAATTGGTGACAAAGCTAACATTTTCATGTGCGTAGCAGATGATTCATGTAAGCCTGTCATGCATGCATGGAGACGTGCACCGCAAGTAGAAGGTTGGAGATCTGAAGTAGAAAGAGCTGATAAGTACCAAGTTACTTCTCGCTTTGGATTTGGTGTTCAACGTTTAGACACATTGGGTGTTATCATAACAGATGACTCAACTTACTAGGAGATTATAATGGGATATGAAATTGGACCAAAAAGAGGCGTAGCCAACCATTATGGACCTCGTGAGACTGACAACCAGTTTGGTGGTCAAGACAACACAAATGGCAAAGTAAAATCTGTTAGTTATGATTTTGATTTTGATAAGTTACCTGCACAAGGTGCTAGTAATTTAGAGTATCAACTTCCAGCTAACACTGTAATTGTATCAGCACATCTAGTAGTTAAAGAGGCATTTACCTCTGCTTCTACTCATACTATGTTTGTAGGTTTAACTACTACAGCAGGTGCTGTTGTTGATGCAGATGGTTTGATTGCAGCAGCACAAGCAACAAACGCATTAATTACAACTAAAGGTAGTTATATTAAAGGTGCAGGAGCTCTTGTTGATAAAACAATTGGTACTGCAGCTTGTGAAGTAACAGTAGCTTCTTCTCACGCCTTAACAGGTGGTAAGGGTAAAGTTATTATTCATTACATTTATAACTAAGTAATACCTCGGTGAGCCCTTCGGGGCTTACCCCTAATTTAACACAGGAAATACTATGACAATACAACATAATCTTATTACAGGCTCTGATTTACATGAACCTAAAGGGGTAGCAGCAGCTGGTGCAAATCAAGTTTATGTTGCAAATGGTTCAGGTTCTGGTGCTTGGTCTACAGTAGCAAGTGGAAGCCTGAATACACCAAGAGGTAAATTTTATTTTTATAATCTTGGATCACCCTATACACTAAGTTATGGTGGAGCTACACAAAAAGTAGCACCTACTACTGTAGCTAGTGGTTTAAACAATTTAGTTACTGAAGCTACAAGTGCAAGATTAACTTATACAGGTACACCTACAGTAGTTCTTAAAGTAGATTTTGAGATAGCAGTATCACAAGCATCTGGTTCTGATAAAAAATTAACAATAGCTGTCCATAAAAATGGATCTGTTTTATCTGGTTCAGAAATATATTTAACTTCTGTAACATCAGATATACATACTGGTTCTGGAAGTTGTTTAGTATCTGCAGCTACAAATGATTACTTTGAAGTATTTGCATTTAATACAGATGGTTCTGGTGATATGGTATTTAATAAAGTAGGACTTACACTTACACAAGCATAGGATAGATTATGGCTAAAATGAACTTACTAGCAATGACTCAAGACATCTTATCTGATATGGATTCAGATGAAGTCAATAGTATAACAGAGAGTGTAGAAGCTTTACAAGTAGCACAAATAATTAAAACAACATACTACAATATTATTGATGGTAAAGACTATGCGTTTTTATATGAGCTCTTTCAAATGGATGCTAGTGGGACATCTACTAGACCTACACATATGAAACTACCTGATGATGTAATTGATTTATCTTGGGTTAAGTATGACTCAAAACAAAAGACAACTGATAGAGCACTATATCAAACTATTAATTATAAATCTCCAGAAGATTTTATGTATCTTGTAGATCAACGTGATAGTAAATCAGCTACAGTAGATGTTATAGTAGATTCTACTGGTATTAATTTAAATATTTTAAATGATAAAGCACCTACATGTTTTACTTCATTTGATGATGTAACTATGGTATTTGATGCTTATAATAAATCTTTAGATACTGTATTACAAAATGCTAAAACACAATGTTGGGGTAAACGTTCAATAGCTTTTACATTAGAAGATACATTTATACCTGACTTACCTGTACAAATGTTTACATACCTTCTTAATGAAGCTAAGTCTACAGCATTCTTAACACTTAAACAAATGGCTAATCAAAAAGCAGAACAGATTTCTACAAAACAAAGACGTAGAATGAGTCAAGATGCTTGGAAATTACAAGATGAAAAGGGTATTATGTATCCTAACTATGGTCGAAATAGATCAACTAAAAGGACACCTAATTACTAATGGGACAATTTACATTTAATACATTATCATTTATTGACAAGGAAGTATATGAAAAAAAGAAAAGAAAAGCTAAAAAACTTTATAAAAAAAAGATTACAAAAGTTAGCAAAATTAAATTTAAAAAAATTAAACCCATTAAATTGGTTCAAATTAAAATAAAATCTAAAGGAAAAATAACATGACCAATGTTGTAAAAGAATATAAAACAAATAGTAAAATGAATTTACAAGCAATAATTAAACCTAACTCATCACATTATGTATTACAATGGAGTGATGGTGGACAAATACCTAATTCGTTATCTGGTGTATTTACATCATTAGTATTTTTAGACAAAGCTGTAGAAACTTATGTACAAACTACAATCCCTAAACCTAAACTAAATGAAGCTGAAAAAGCAAAAGCAAAATACGAAAGACAACAAGCTAAGAAACTAGAGGAAATTTAATGGCTCAGAAGGGTGAAAAGGCATTTAGATCCTTTGTTAAAGGTCTAATTACTGAAGCTAATCAATTAACATTTCCAGAGAATGCTTCTATAGATGAAGCTAACTTTGTACTTAATCGTGATGGTTCACGTTTTAGACGTTTAGGATTAGACTATGAAACTGCTTATGCCTTAACATCTAGTGGTTATACTGCAGATGATATTAAAGAAGGCAAGCAGTCTTTTCATGTTTGGGAATCTCCAGGAGGAGATACTACTGTTTCTCTAGGAGTTGTTCGTATTAAAGATAAACTTTGGTTTATGAATTTATTGACAACTTCTCCTTCAGCTAATCTTAAAAATAGTGGTTCTCCAGTTACTTTATCTGGTTTAGCTAATAGTGATATTGAAACGTCTGTTATTAATAATAATTGTATTATAGTTTCTAAAGATTTAAGTAAACCTGTATTATTAAAATATGATCCTAGTACAGGAGAAGTTAGTCAATCAGAAATTACTTTAGAAATTAGAGATATATATGGTGTAGATGATGGTTTGTTTCTTGATACTAGACCAACTACATTAAGCAGTCAACACAAGTATAATTTACGTAATCAAGGTTGGAATAAAAATATTGTAACAGCTCCTGGCACAGATGCATTAGATTATCATTATGCTGAAACAGGACAATATCCAAGTAATTCAGATACATGGACTTTAGGTAAAATATCTAATGCTACGTCTTCTGATTATGAAAAATATGATCCAGATACTTTAGTTAAAAATTCTCAATCAAATTATCAAATAGCTAAAGGTAGTTTTATTATTGATGCTTTTGATAGAGGTACATCAAGAATGGATAAATCTGATGTTACTTCTGGATTACCTACAGATAAAGAAGAGGGTAGAATATCTACTATTACTTCTTATGCACAACGTATATTTTATTCTGGTATAGAATCTTCAGTAGCTAATGGAGATGATAAAAGTCCTAATTATTCAGGATATATTTTCTTTAGTAAAGTTATTAAAAATGATGAAGATTTAGGGAAGTGTCATCAAGAGGCTGATCCTACTGATCCAGGTATTAACGATTTAATAACTACTGATGGTGGTTCTATACAAATACCAGATATTACTCGTGTGGTTAAAATTATTGCTTCTCAAGCCTCAGTATTAGTTTTTTGTGAAAATGGTGTGTGGGAGGTTTATGGAGATACTGGAGGCTTTGTTGCTACTTCTTTTCAAGCAAGTAAAGTATCTACTAATGGTATACTTAATCCTAATTCTGTTATTAATATAAATGGTAATTTTGTATACTGGTCTAAAGCAGGTATTTATTTACTTAAACCAGACACAGCAAGTGGTAGGTTTGCAGCACAATCTATTTCTTTAACATCTATTCAAAAGCTATATCTTGAGATACCTGAAGTAGGTAAAAATAATTGTAAAGGTTTTTATGATGAAAAAGAAAACACAATAAGATATTTATATAATGATTCAACAGATTATACAACATTAAATTATCCTAATAAATATAATAAAGAATTAATTTATGATTTAACTTTAGGAGCATGGTATAAAAATGAAATCTCTGATATATCAGGAACATCACCATATATAGCAGATTATATTAATATTCCAGGATACTCTATAAGTACTAGAGAAGAGACTGTATTACGAGGTACAGATACTGTGTTAGTTACTAGTGGAGATACTGTAGTAGCTACAGATGATGTACCTATAAGTAGAACAACACAATTTAGTTTTTTAACTATAACAGGAACTAGTTTTACTGTATCTAAATATAGTGATGATTCTTTTGTAGATTGGAAAACTGCTGACGGTGTAGGTGCAAATTATTCTAGTTATATTTATACAGGTTATGAATTGTTTGGGGATGTTATGAGAACTAAACAAATACCTTATTTATTTTTATATTTACAAAAAACAGAAGATGGTTTTAAAGCCTCTGGAACTGACTTAGTATTAACTAAACAATCATCTTGTAATGTACAAGCACAATGGGGTTGGTCTAACTCTGCAGCTAATGGTAAATGGGGTAGACCTTTTGAAGCTTATAGATTATTAAGAAACTATACACCTTCAGGAGCATCAGATCCTTTTGACTCTGGTGAAAGTATGGTAGTAACTAAAAATAAATTAAGAGGTTCAGGTAAATCTATAAGTTTATATATTTATTCTTCTTTAGGTAAAGATATGAGATTGTTAGGTTGGGGTTATCCAGTAACATTAACAACAACACAATAATATGGAATTACTTTGGAAAGATAATAATTTAAGCTATTCATTATCTTTTAGTTCAGAACTAAATGAATGGATAACACATGTAGAGGCAAAGACTATAACACCTAGCCTTTTAAAAAAGTACAGAAAATATATAAAGATAGAACATGCTAAATTAAAAGCTAGAGGTATACATAAAGTATTTGGCATTTGTGAATCTAAAAAAGAAAGAAAGTTTAACATAATATTTGGATATAAAGCAGTACCAGGCGGTATAATATTAACAAATGATGGTTTATTAAATTATTTAACAGTAATGGAGACATAAAATGAGTATAGCAAGTTTAACTATGAATGAAAAAGTTTCTTTATTAAAAGAACTTTATCATGATATTGCTAGTAAAGGGCAGGATGGAGATACTATGCTTGCACATATTAATCCTGAAGAAGCAGCTTTATTAAAAGCACATGGTGGTTCAGGAACTATTAATCCTACTACAGGATTACCTGAATATAAAAAAGCTATTAAAACAGTAGTAAAAGTAGCTGCTGTAGCAGCCGCTGTTTATTATGGAGGACCTGCTATTGCTAAAGCTTTTGGTGGAAAAGCAGCAACATTTGGAAGTACTGCTTTTTGGAAAGGATCTACTACTGCAAGTAGTTTATTTACAGGTGGTTTAAAAGCAAGTACTTTACTACAAGCAGGAGGAGCAGCTTTAAATGCTTATAGTAATATACAAGCTCAAAAGTATGCTGGAGAGCAAACAGGTTTAATGAGAGAAGCTCAGAATCAACAAAATAAAGCAAATGAAGCACGTAATAGATATAATAAAATGTTACAACAACGACAAAAAATAGCTATAGCTAGACAAGCTAGAGTTAATCAAGCAGTTAATCAAACAAATACTGTAGCTGGAGGAGTAAGTTATGCTGGAACATCTTCTGCTTTAAATTCAGTTGGTGCTACAGGAACTAATGCTGCAACTAATACAGGAAATATAACATTAGCTGCTAATTTAGGAGATCAATTAACAACTTATAATAGAAATGCAGCAAATGCTATGACATCTGCAAATGAAGCAGGGATGAATATGCAAGCAATGAATTCATTAGGAACTTTTGGTAGTACTGTATTTAATAAGAGTGATGAAATTATAAACTTTGGTGGTAAATTAAAAAGTATTTTTACATAAGGTAGTATATGGCAGAATTTAAATTAAACAATGGTGTTAAATTTTCTGATTATGAAGATCCAATGCCTCTTTCTAGCAATGAAACTGATGAGGCATTCTATGCAAGTATGCTTGTAGATTCTGAATCTAAAGACCCAATTGAAAATTACAATAGAATAAAAGAAGAACAAAAAGAAATAGGCTATTCTATTACTTTAGAGCAAGCTAAAACAGAGTGGAAAAAAGAACAAGATTTTACTATCAGAGAAACTGTTCAAGGAATTATTGAAGATCCTACATTAGATAATTCATTTAAAGCAGAAGCATTAAAAAATTATATAAATACTAATCAAATATCTAATGATTTAAAAGATAAAGTTATATTTAATTTAACTAATAATTATATAATGGAAAATGGTTTTGATAATAATCCAGAGGCTATTAATGAAGTTGATTTAATTGTAGATAAACTAAAATATGAACAATATTTAGAATCTTATCTTGATAATGCTATTCAAAAAAGAGGTAATATGGAGTTAGTAACTACTGATCAAGCAGTAGAAAAAGTTTTAACTGTAGCTGAAAAACTAGAACAAGGTTTAGATTTAGAAAATCCTTCAGCTAATTATGGTTTAGCAGCTGAATGGGTTTGGTTTCAAGATATGTTAATTGGTAAATCTCCTAACTATCTTCAAACATTCTTTCAAACCTTAGCTTCTAAGTTTAATACTCCTCAAAATATTCTTGGTAAAGAAATATTAAAACAATTATTTACTTCTGAACAATTAGTTAATGCTGGTATAGATGCTGGATATGAAACAAGAACATTAACTGAAATACGTAAAGAAATAACTGAACGTAATGAACAAAGTTGGACAGCAGAATGGAGAGATAGTGTTGCTGATTCATTAAATGAAATGGGATATTCACAGGAATTAATTCAAAAAACTTTATTAGGAAGAGCTTTTGAATCACTTGGAGAAGCCTTTGAATACTTAGGTAATACGTTTAATCCTGATGATCCTCAAAGTATTATTATGCCTTTAGAAGCATTATTATTTGGATTACCTCTAATTGGAAGAGGTAAACAAACAGGTAAACAAACAGGTAAACAATCTAAAATTCCTCCTACTTCTAAAGATAAAACAAAGAAACAAAGAGAAGAAGCTGCAGAAGCTGTACGAGCAGAAAATAAACGACAAGCAAAAATGTCTGCTGCTTCAAAAACTTCTAAAGTAAATGCTAGTGCTAGTGTAAATGTAAAAGCTAATTCTCCTATTGTTACAATATCACAATCCAATAAAAAAGCTGGATCTGATGTAGTAAAAGCTATTATAGAAGATACTACAGGAAAAATAGGAGAAGCTTCAGGATTAAATAGAACTAAACTTATACATTACCTAACAGATCCTAACAGCAATATTATTAAATCTAAACAATTTGGATTTAGTACAGATATTTCTAGAGTTTCTCAAATGGAAATGCAAGCTGCTAGAGATAGACAAATACTAATTGAAAATCCTAATTTAGCAGATACTCCAGAAGTAGTAGAATTATTAAATGAAGTAGTTTCAACTCTCAATGGTATTATTCCTGAAGTACCTATGATTGTATCTAATACTTTTGCAACTTTACGAAGAACTTCTACTGGTATTTCTTTAAGTATACCTTTTATGAAAAATCCAGGAGAATTTTATAAACCTCAAGAGGTTCTTCCTGCTTATGAACAGGCATTAGAAAGTATAAAAGAAAATTTTGTAGACTCAGAAGGAGCTGTTAAACCAGGCGAATTAATTATTCAAGAATTAGATAATATTAATAATGTTATTAATGAATTTACACCTGAAACTATACCTACTACATTAAATTCTACCTCTGATTATATAATTAGATGGCAACCTGAAGGAGATGTATATGATACTTTTAGTAACTCCTTTGGTGTGTTGCCTTCTGATAGATTTAATACTAAATCAGTAACTGATAAAGCAAAACGATATTTATATGACTCAGAAGTTTCTGCTTCTAGTACAGGTTTAATTAATCAATTATTTACTTATGGTAGGTACAATAAAGCTTTAGAAAAAAGAGTTTATCAAGATCAATTAAATAGAAATGCTTATTTTAAAGAACAAGAAAAACAATTACAATTAGCAATTAAAAAAAACTTAACTAATAAAGAACAGAATGAATTAGCTAAATTATTAATACATCAAGATAAATTTGGATTTAATCAACTTACTCCTAAACAAATTGCAGATACTTTAGGATATGTACCAGAGTATAAAGTACTTACAAAATTACAAGAGGCTCTTGGTGTTTATAGATACTATGAAAACTCTAAATATCAAGCAGATAATGTTACATATGGTAATATACTAAATGAAGCAGGTTATAATAACTCGTTTTATATTGAGTTAGAAAGTGCTAATGCTATAAAAACTACAGAAGTTATGCCTGTTAAAGATAAATTTTTAGTAGAGCCTAAAGATCCTATAGTATTTACAGAAACTGGAGAAGTATTAAGCTATGAAATTTGGGATTTTTCTAATAAAAAAGCTATATTATGGCAACCAGAAACAGGCTTTGAAAAAACACATTATGTTATAGGCGAAAATAAAATGCCTAATCAACAAGTTTATAGATTAGCTAGAAATTATATTGATCCTATAACAGGAGATATTTTTCAATATGCTACATTTGGAACATTAAAAGCACAACCATTACCTAATGATATTCTTCCTAGAAGACCTGGACATGTACCTAGAATGCATACTGAAACATATACTATACTTGCTTTACCATTACAATTTAAAATTAATGGTAAATCAATAGATTATACAAAAGGTAAATTTAGTAACTTAGGTAATAAACGTATACTTGATTTAGTAGGTGACTTAGTTTCAAAAGATATGAAAGAAACTAGAGCATTAGTTTTAAATAGATTAAGACCTTTTGGTAAAGTAATAGCAATGAGAAGTTCTAAAGCAAAAGCTTATAAATGGTCTAGAGAAAACATTTCTGGTAATCCTAATACTTTATATATTTTAGAAAAAGCAAAAGAATTAAATCTTAATGAAGTAGCAGACTATAGAGTAAGAGAGGTACAAGCTGTTCAAGGACAAAGACTTAGGAATGAAACATTAGATTTTGAAGTTGCCATGGATCCTTATGAAACAGCAATTAGAACTGGTACTAGTATAGGACAGTTAGCTTATGGTCAAATAGGTTTAAATCAACTTAAAAAAGAATGGAATACTACCTATTTAAATAATCCACAATTAACATTTGCACCTAATCCAAAATCTAATAAAGACATGTCAATGTTAGATATGGAATCTCAAATACAAGCTAAACAAGATTTTCCTTTAGAAGTTAGTCAAATTAAAGAAATTTCTAGTGAATATGCAGAACTTGGTAGACAAGCAAGAGCAGATTGGCAATTAATTAATACAAAGGAATTAACTAGTGCTGCTTGGGATACAAAAAAAGCTATTTTAACATTACGAAAACTTACAGATGATGTAGGAAATATTACTGAAAATAATAAGTTTACTTCTTGGATGGCTAAAGGTGCTAGAAATATTCAAAGAAGTCCTCAAGAAGCATCAGGATCTTTACTTAGAACTGTTACAACTTTTCAGTTAATGATTAACTTACCTAAACAATTATTTTTACAAGGTATGGCTCCTTTATCAGGTTTATTAACTGTTAGTAAAAATCCAATTCAATTTATTGAAAATGTATACTATGCTATAGGTATAGCAACAAGACAATTTGCACAAAGTTCAGCATTAAAAAAAGGTAAATTAGATTTAGATAGAATGCATGATTATATGTTTGAGCAATCAAATATAGCTAAAAATCAAATAGAAGGTTTTAATTTACCGTTAAAATTATCAGGTAAAGATTTTGATTTACTTGTAACTAAAATGAAAGAAACTAATTTTAGTCGTACTGGAGATCATATACTTACTCAAGGTTTAGGTTTAAATAGTATTGCTCAATTAGGTCAAAGTAAGGGTCCTATTAACTGGTTATTAGAATCATTAGCAGAATATGGTTTTGAACTAGGTGAATTATTAAGTAGAGATGGTCATGTTATTGTAGCTTTACGTAATTGGATTGATAATAATCCAGGTAAAAATTGGAGAGAAGATAAAGCATTAGATCAAATTATGTTTGATGCTTATCAATTATCTGGTAGTATGACAAATGTTACAAAAATGGCTTGGCAATCAAGTATTTCTTTACGTACAGTAGGACAATTTCAATCATTTTTAATGAGAATGAATGAAGCAGCAATTAACCCAAGTGCTACTCCATTTAATAATAAACAAAGATATAAAAATATTGCATATCATTATGCATTATATGGAAGTGTTGCATTTGGTTTACATCAAATGATAATTGAAGGATTAGAAGAATCTGGTAATCCACATTCTTATGAAGTAGCTCAATTTTTAAAATTTACTAATTTTTTCTATATTGCAGGTAACATTATGGGTGATTATATTTTTGGTTCAGAAGAACAAGAACGTAAATCAGAATCTGTTTTTGGAGATGTCTTTGGATTATATGGAGGCTTAGAACAATTTGCTGGTCCTTGGAGTAGTATTTCTGCACTTCTAATGGGTATTTTAAATGATGATGTAGATGAGCGTAATGTAGGAGCTACTATAGCATGGCTTAAAAAATCATATGGTATATCTCAAGACATAGCAGAAATTTGGATACGCAACCCTGAAGCATATAAAGATGAACCATTGTTAAAATCATTAATAATTATAGCTGATATACTCCCTCCTGTACGTGGGGGTATTA